GATCTTCTTCTCCTCTCTAAGAAAATCCTTATGTGACTTAACCACTGACTGCCTGATGTCATCTGGAAGATTCGCAATGTCTGTAATCTTCTCTAGGTTGTTCTGGTTCCAGTGTTGAACAGCTCTAGCAACATCAGCAGTGCCTACCTCAGAGGCTTTGTAAACTTCTGACTTAATGACAGTATCCTTTATGTTTTTATACATAGCATTAGCTGTCGGTGACATTGATATGCCAGTGATATGCTTAGAAACCAGATTCTTCCACTGCGTAGGGAAGTTGACATTATTAAGATCTAACTTTTCAAAGCCTTGCTTGAACTCGTTAAACTCTTTAAGCCCTGTCTTCTCTCTTTCTTTCTTGGCTCTCTCTACCTCCTCCTCAAGTTCAAGAAGGTTTTTCTGCAGGTTTATCTTTCCCCTGTTAATCCTTCTGTCTACCTCATCAGGATACAGCCTAGAACCAACCTGAAAGGCTGCCAGAAATGTTTTGCCATCCATTGACATCAGTCCTTACCTCCTCCTCCTCCTGATATTACACCCAAAGCTCCTTTTCCAAAGTCGCCGCCTATGCTGCCAAGTACCCCACCAGTTAATGCACCCAGTCCAAGACCGGCTACAGATCCCAGCATACTAGCCCCTTGGCCTTGCCGGTTCATATAATCCTGAAATTGATTATTGTAGACTCCCTGTGCCAAGCCCAGTGATCTGGCTCCTGCATTCGGATCCAGACCGATGCCGCTTCTGATCCCCATAGGATTGAAGGCTGCAGCTCCCTGCTGTGCTCCTGCGATCTGTCCAAACTGAGCTACAGGAGTAGTGCCTGATAGGTAGCTGGCTGCATTAGCCAGACGCTGCTGCCTTAACCTAAATGCTGCATTGCCCACCTCGAAAGCCTCCTCTGCTGCTGGTGCTGCACCGTAGACGTTACCTCTGGCGAACTGTGCGGCTCTGGTTGCCTGCTGCACCTCATCCCGCATACCGGGGGCCAGCTTGTAACCTGATTCAACATCTTCCAGAGCAGCCTTACCGAGTGCATCCCGTACCTTCCTAAATTGAGGATCAGAGATCTCCAGCTCCTTCAGCCGTTGCTTAACAAAGTCAGCCCCGTACTTCTCCTGCACGTTGAGCATTGCCTTCGCCATCCGATCAGCAGACTCCTCAGCAAAATCCAGCTCCTTACGGGATTCGTCAACGTCACCAAAGCCTGTGAAGTCCACAGTCTTCTCTTTGCCATCCATATCTGTGTAGGTGACTTTAGTGCCTTGGCGTGCGGCTGATTCGATTAGCTTCCTAAGTGGTAAACTGTCTATATCAGCCTCAACACCTTCGCGGGTTGCTGCTGCGTAATCGGGGGGATCCGGTGGATCTGCTGAATACATTCCCATAGCTAAAATTCCTCTTTCAAAAACAATTCTCTGACTGTCAAACTAACTTTCTCAAGATGATCTTTTCCTCCTGTGAGGAAGGCAGTCATCAAGCCTAATTCTGTTAAAGTGTCTCGGATCACTAGCGCATAAGTTCGCTTAGTATCCCCAGCATCCTCCCAACTGTTAGCGTCTTTCCAAGCATTCAAGGCAACTATATGCAGCGGAAGAAGGGTGTGCCTGTTTGCAATAAAGAAAGGATTATCCGGTAACTCCACCAGAAGCAGAAAAGCCAGATCATAAGTCTTCTCTCCCGTCCACTTGTCTTGATCGTCAAACAGGTCATCGATAAACCTTGCCGCCTTGCAGATGATATTAAGATAGAGGTGTGCCTCCCTGTTCCCCCCGGCACAAAGTTCTACAGCCTTCGCTACTTTATCCTCGTATGTGATCAAAGGTCTGCCTCCATAGTGTCGATAAACGCCCCAGCTTGTACACTTCTCAGGGCGACATACTTATCTCCTGTTGTGTCCCCCGTACTCTGCTGCAGCTTAAACTGTAGCTCTCTGAAAGGGTCGTACTGTGTGAGGCTGTATCTGAATCTCCTCACCTTTGCATCTGGTAGGGTGAAGGGTAAGACCGGAGCTGAGGATGTCAGTGTGATTACTCCTGATCCTGTTTCGAGATTGGTAACTAACCTCTCTCCCTCATCCCCGTCCAAAATTGGAATTATATCTACCTTGGCATTACTCCGATCAAACTCGTACTCTACAAAATCACCACTCTTCGGACTAAGCTGATCACCAAAGGCCAAGCCTCTTGTAACTGCCTGCCAAGCTGTGTCTCTGTAGGTGCTCCCGTCGAAAGTGTCCTGATAATCTGTGGCTACTGCGTTGTCAGGATTAACGTAGTCCCTGAACTCAAGGGGGTTGCCAATCTTGTCCAGTGTAATCAGCTTCTCAGCGTAACCGTTGAAGGCTGCCACTGCGAAGTCGATAGCCTTGACCTGATAGCTGGCATTCCCCTGCCAGAAGCCTCCCCAAGAGTTAGTGTTTACGTTGTAGACCAGCAGGGCATTGTTGTCTGAACTGCTATCGAGCGGGACAGAGAGCAGGTAGTTGCCTCCCCAGAATGTTGCTGCAGCCTTCTGCACTGCTGCGCTCCAGTTGATCCGATCAATCAGATCCTGAATCGGGTAGGAGATCACCCCGGCTGTATCGGCTACCATCTCCTCAGCCATTGTACGCTTGAGGCTCCTTACTCCGTCCCGGCTCAAGTAAAGGAGATCCTCCCCTACCTGTGCCACTGCCCTGTGGCTGATAGCTCCTGATTTGTTGCTAACCTGCCGGATCGTGAAGGTGCTGGTAGCGTTGCCGGCTGAAGCTGCCGCTGCTGTCAGTGGGTTGGTGTCCACCACATAAACACTATTCTCACAGAAGACTACTACGTTAGTGCCTACCCAACTGTACATTCCCGTCACAGTTTCGGCTCCTGTGCCTACTTTGAAGGGATTGATAGTGGTTCCCCCGGTAGTAAATAAAGTGCTCGTAGAAGCTAAATTTGGGAGGATAGTGCTAACGAAAATCTGGTTGCCACTGGGATCGTAAGCGAACACTCGCCCAGAGTTGGCTATCAGGTACTTTGCATCTGCCGGGTAGGTTGTATCTGTGCTAACCGTCTTCACCCAAGCACCGCCAGAATACTTTAACTCGAAAATCTTGTTGCTGCTGCTGTCGCTGCTCCAATACATTTTATCAGCAATCTGACACATATACGCAGGAGTCGATGCTGGATCCAGAGAGCCGGCTACTGCACTGATTGCTGTGACTGTGCCGTTACTCTCGATCTCGTAGAGGCTGCCGTTTACTGCAGCTATCAATCTCTCTCTACTGTCGGAATCAAAGAAGTGCAGCGTCTGGACGTTGGTGCTGCTGCTGGTGCTGCCTAGAAGGTTGGCAAATCTGTGGAAGCCTCTGCGAGTCTTGAGTACCCCGTTGATCTCAGGGGCCAGATCCTTGATCAGTTCAGCTTGCGACTCGTTGAGGAGGTTCTCCCTGAAGTTGGAGACTTGGCCGCCAATGAAGCTGGCTTGCCTGTCGTACAGCAGCGTATCGTCAAGAGCATCATTGAAATAGACAGGCATCTCTAAAAGCTAAAGTCATTTCTGGTATAGGCTCCTGAGAGATCCTCTGGAGTGATCCTCATTACTTTAGCTGTTTGATTTGTTTCTGCGTCTCTGGCCACTGCCAGCAACCTATCGCCCTCACCTGTTTCAAGCTGGGCTTTGCCGTACTGCCGCTGACGCTTTAGCATATCAGCAGTGCCGTACTTGATCAGTGCGTTATCTATCCCGCTGATCATAGGGGCATCAGTGTCAGCCACTAGAGGCCGGATCTTCTTCTTGCCCAAGATCGTTAACTGGATTGGCTCTGTCTCGTTAAACTCTGGGCGGTTATACAGCCTGACCCTCTGGAACTCGCTCTTGGTTTCCCAAGCGTTCCAATAAATCTTATTATAGCCGGTGATGTTCTTTACGATGATTGTGTCAGCCGTCTCTTCCTTACTCAGTGAAGTGATCTCTGAGTAACTCTCGAAAGTGACATTCACCGAAGGGCTGGCTGCCAGTGTTACCGTCTCCTTGTAGATCCGATTTGGATCACCTTTCAGCCGGCCAACTACTTCGACCTTCTTCCCAGCATCAGCAGCGTCAACTGTTTCAAAGTAAAGACTACCGTTAGCGAGATCAAAATTAATACCCACACTGGAAACAGGAGAAAACTTAGTAGCAGTTCCTTTCTCGTTAACTGATGTCGGATCCTGCATAAACTGGGTGATGATCTCTGAAGGGATAAGTTCTTCATCGTCTGCTGTGATTGCCAATACGTTGGCAATGTTCTGGGGCATCACCACTGTATCACCGTAGCCGGAGGCATAGGCTGTTGCTGCTGCTCCTGTGCCGGATCCTCCTGTGAAGGTTACGGTAGGATCCTCCTCGTAGTTCTGGCCGGGATTGGTAAGGACTACCTCACCCACTGAATCATTGAATAGCTTGGCTGTGGCTGCTGCACTGCTACCTGTTGAACTTGTAAAGCCAACAGTAGGGGCTGCTGTGTAACCACTGCCGCCGTTAGTGACCTCGATGTAAACGATCCTACCGTCCGGCTGCATCGTCACCCTGTCCACTTCCAAGCTCTCCCTCCAGAGTGCTGAGTCATAGATCAGTTGATGATGCTGTCGAACGTACTCCTTACATCTGGTGACGCTGGTGCTGTCAGTTTTACCAACCAGATTACAGACGTAGTTCGCTATTTCGAGAAGTGTCATTAGCCTAATCCAAAGACAACTAGCTGGAAATAACCAACATTAGGGTAGTAGTCATCCCTCCACGCAGTTGTAAAATCAAAATAAGCGGTGTCTTTAGTCACTGTACCGATCACAACACCATCGTCATCCTGTGTGGAAATAGTTCCGTTTCCAATTACTATGTAGTTAGTATTAGGAAGTGCTGTTGAAAAGGTAACTCTGAAAGTCCCTCTGTCAGTTTGCTTCACTCCTCCGACTGAAGTTGTCCCGTCTTTTGTGTGAATACCTGCAGCAATGTTGAAGGTGGAGGACGTGACAACAGTCTGGGCTGCCCCCGGAACCTCCCCCCACTCTGTATCAAATGAAGCTACGTTAGTGGTAAAATTGCACCAAGCCTTTGCAAATATAGGGCAGTTGATTGCCTGCGTAGGTGTAAGGGCATCCTCTACCACTGTAGCGTTGAAGGGATCCGTTACTGCAGCCCCACTGGCTACTCTCAACACACCTGTGGCTGCTGTTGAAGCCGGCAGACTCTGCAGGAGCTTCTTGGGTGCAATCTGCTTCAGTGATGCAACAGAGGCAGATACTCCATCAGCATCATAGATCAGCAGCCTATCGTTATCATCGTGTACGTCAGTGGCTGCTGCTACAGTGTCCCAATCTGATACTGCCGTAGTGTGCAGCCTCAGCTTTGCCGCTGTGTTGTTCTGTACGTCTGCGTTGCTACTGTTGACCAGCTTGAACTGGCTGGCTTCTACAGCGTTTATGCTGTCGCTTGTGCCTACCAGCATCTTAGAGGATCCGTTTGTAGATCCTCCTATCATTGCCAAGTCACTAGCGTCTCCTGTGCTGTTGGTTGCCCTGACTTTAACAGTCTGGGATCCCATAGCCGCCAGCTTGGCGTTGCTTACTGCGTTAGCCCTTATTGTGCCGGTAGTCACCGGCTGAGGGGATGCAGTGCTGATCTTGTCAGCAGTAACTGCTGCGTTAGCTAATTCTGTGGAACCTATTGAGCCGGCTGTCACTGTGGCGTTGTCCACCAAGTTGTTCAACTTGGCAGCCGTAACAGTGTTGCCTGTTGCAAAGGTTTCCCCCTTGGTCAAATAGGTTCCCATAGCTTACGCCTTGCTGGCTGCTGACTTCTTCTTGGGTGCTGGTGTCACGCTGCTGGCTGCCTCTACGGCTGCCTCTGCTGCGTCCTGTGTCTTGGCAATGCCGTGACGCAGGAACATCGCAAGAATCGCAGGTACTGCGAGCTGTAGCCCCTCTGTAATAGTTGCCTCACCTGTGGCCACCGAGGCAGCTACGGCTACCAAGGTAGTAATCGAGGCCCAGATTGTTTTGCTCTTTAACATCTTTATTATTCTTTCTTTAGTAATTGTTTAATCTTTAGGAGAACATAGACTATGCTCAAACCTGTCAGTACTATCTTCAAACCTAAGTCTATATTTATCGCCCAGTTCCCCACTCCTGCCGCTGAGACTGCAAGCACCTTCAAATCGTCCAAGTTCACTCACTGCCTTCCTTATTCTCAAGTGCTTCATATTCTATATCTACAAAGGGGCTATCTATCTCAAAGCTCTTCGCGTTTTTTAGAGTTATGCAGCCGCTTCCTGACACTATCGCCAGCAAGCAGGTCAGTATAACTGCGATGTTGCTCTCTAAGCTCCGCGAGTCGCTGCTCAATCTTGCAGATCTCCCTCTTTGAAGTGTTTTGGCTATCAATGAGCTTAACGACAATGCTGTGCAGCTCTTTGATCTCGCCTGATAAATCTCTGAGGACATAGAAGACAACCTTATAGCCAAATACAGCAGCAAAGGCTGCCGATACTATTGGGAAGCCAAGGGTGTTGATCAGATTGATCGTATCGCTTCCCACTCATATCACCCTTATTCTTCTGCTGGAGTCTCCTCCGCAGGTGCTTCCTCTTCAGCCTCTTCAGCAGGAGCCTCTGGAGCTTCTTCTGGTGCTCTGGTGAGGCCAAGCTGGGCTAATGCGAGATTGCCGATATAAGTTGCATCGTCTACGTCCAGCCAGTTGTCCCAAGCCTCGCCGGTTACATTTAGCAGACCGGAGTAGAGCGGGTTCTGGCCCCAAACTTCGTTGCCTTCTGCATCCGTCACTTTGCCAAATGCCGCTACGCTAAATTGCATTCCAAACTCTTGACCAGAGTTGTACGCGATTGCCACCTTGCTGGCGTTTAGGGTTGCTGTTGGAATTGTGTTTATTTCAATCATTCTGTTTCCTCTGTTGATTCTTCTGCCGGTAGACTCGCGGTGTAAGCTGCCTTCACCTCGTCAGTCCAAAGACTGTTTGCAACGGCTTGCACCCGCGCATCTTCGCCACTCACATCATCAGTCGGCACAACAACGTGCCGGTGATAGCTGCGGCTAATCTCGTTGCCATCGTCTTTGATGACTGTGTCTGTCCTGACGGAAATCTGGCTCAGTTCGCCAACCTCCATCGACCCTATTACTTGTGTCTTTTGTAATGCCATTTGATTTCTAAATTATCAGCATCTGTAAGCGCCACTTATCATCACGTATCTGCCAGTTGCTGCGGTTGCTGTTGCGGTTGAACTTGAGTTTGACGCCGTAAAATACCCGATGGTTCCGTTTTGAATAAAACCGGAATCGCAATCGGGAACCCA